AATGATCATTGCCTGCTTACCGGTTCTGTAGTAGCGCCTTTGTACGTCCTTAGCTATGGCCTCAGCGCTTCTGCAGCGTTCAATGATGCGGAAGTTGTTAAGTTTATGCAGGCTGTCTGATGCTTTAGCAAAATCATTATAGTCTTGTTCACTAATATTTTGATTCTTGCAATAACTCCAAGCTATGCGGCGGATATCTGCAATTGGCCTGCTCATTTTGTTGCTAAGCAGCTTGATAGTTAGCTCTCTGGCGCTCTGTTCTAAGCTGTAAAAGTACACATGTTTTCCGGCCTCTGCCATCTGCAAGGCCATCTGCAAAGCGAAAGTGGTTTTTCCAAGTGAAGGAATAGCACCCAAGACAATGAGCCCCTCATATAAGCCTCGATCCAGAGAGCTGTCCAGTTTATCAAACCCTGTAGGAATATAAAAGTCCAAGTTGTTGGCGCTTTGGATGCTCAAGACGTGAAAAGATAAGCTGGTGTTGTCCTCGCCCTCAATAGCGTTGCTAAGGAAGCCTTTAAAGGCTGATTTAGAGGCTTTCAAGTATCCGTTGGCGTCTTTATACTCTTTAGGAATAATAGCGGCGCTGTGTGGCAATTTTTTCTTTTTTAGATACTCGCTCAGCTCATGCGCTGCTTTTTGTCCGGCTTCATCATTGTCCAGGCATAGGATCAGCTCCGGCAAGACGGTTTTGGCTTCGATCTGCTTTTTGATCTCATCTTCTAAGAGGTTGATGTCTGTAGCTGCTGGCAAGGCAAGTGCTTCATGCTCGGCGGTAATGATAGACAATGCGTCAATGATCCCCTCGGTTATGAATACCGGTTTTTTCTGGCTTAGAGCCTCGGCATTAAACAGCTCCTTTTTTATGCCTGCAGGCAGCCTGTACCTGTCTTTCTTCTGTGCCATCGGATCCGTGCTTCGCCTGATATAAAACTCGCCTTTGACCGGCATAATGACTTGCTTGGTACTCGGATCATAGCCAAGCTTAAAGCGATTGATCACTTCCTGGCTGATTCCTCTGTCCTGAAAATAGGTTGTTTGGTGAATGTACTGGTGGAATGATTCCGGATCAATTGCCGGCGTGGTGGATGCGGTGTTATCGTTGGTTGATTGCATAGCTGCCTCCGCTTTGCTCTTGTTTTTGGTGTTCGTTGTTGGATAAGCCTGATTAGCAAACAATGGTTTGTCAATGATCCCGGTAGGATATAAAGCTTCAGCCTGTGCTTTCTTGGCTTTGAACTCATGCAGTCCATAGTCAATTCCTATCAGATCAAACAGATCATAGGTGGCTCCGCAGCTAAAGCACTTGACAAGGTTGCCTTTATCGTAATAGCTCATTGACGGATGCTGATCATCATGCGATGGATTCAGGCATTTAAACGGCTTTCTGATATCGATGCCATGCTTTTCGGTTAGGTACCGGCCAAGCATTGTTTTCAAGTACTCGGTCTTGTTATCTGATGCCATGATTTTTTCCTTTTACCGGGTAAAAAAGAATGTTAAGGATCGCTGCTTCGCTTGCGAAAAAAGCAGCGGATCCGGTTCTTATATACTTCTTATATACTTCTTGTTTTTGAAGTTGCATACAGGATAATGATTTAAGCATTGCTTTGCCTACCGGTACCGTCGGTTTTGCCTACCGGTACCGTCGGTTTTTTGTCTTTTTGCCTACCGGTACCGTCGGTTTTTGCTTCAATACTGGCAAGCTCAGGATGCGGATCAAGGAAGCTAATTTCAATACTTGAGTCATTAAACTCTTTCCAGCTGCTTCCAGAGCCTGAAATGTATTTCCATTCAAATATGCTTCTCATGGCGTTCATATCTCGCTCAAAAGGCTGCACTATTTTCTGCAAGTAGTTTCTTTTCATTTTCTGCTTTACGGTTTCCTCTGTTGGCAATGCTGTTTCAGATATAAGCCATTTTGTTGGTATCGATAACGATTTGTTGAGCCCAATATGCGAACTGATATTGATAAGCAGCTGAATGCTGTGTGGGTTGTGCTTTGGATCAATGGCAAGCATTGCCTTGTTAAGATACATGAAGGGTTTTTGTTTTGATAGCATGTCTGCAAGCGTGTCATGGATTCCAATTTCAATGTAGGTTGTATTGCCTTCCTTGATCTTTCTTGCCCCGGTGGTGATCAGCCTGTGAGGCACATCATTTATAAATACTGATGCTCTATACAGTTTGTTAATTTCGCCCACAATCTCTTTGTATCTGGTTTCTCGCTTTGTTTGTCTTAAATATTTCCATTGTTTCATGTCAATTCTGATAATCTTGTTCTTGGTCTTTCTGTATTCGGCAATACAATAGAAAAACAGCAGCTTGGCCTCGTGGCTTGGTTCGCCCTCTTCCCACTCCAGAATGCAGCTATCTTTGCTTCTTATCCCCTTTGATATAGGAATGTCGGCAATTGTCCTTTCGGGTGATAATAGCGCTTTGTAAAGTCCCTGTGTTTCGGTTGAGCTATAGGTGCTGAAATATGGTTTATACTCTTCTTTACTGGCTGCCTCCAGTGCCCTGTCCATTATCCTGGAAAGTGATCTGGCTTGCATCCACAGCATGATAATTTGTATTTCTGATTGTGTTCTGAAGCTTGCCTCTTTGCCGGTTAGCATTTCCTCCAGCTTGATCTTAGTGTCATTGTCAACTTGCTTTTTAATAACCCTGGTTATGAAGTCCTCAATGCTTTCATGGCTGCTTCTTGACATCTTCATAAGCTCATCGGTTCCTTCCTCCATTAGTTTTCCTATTTCATCAATGCCCTTAAGATAGGTGGTGTCGTGTGGCTGTGGTGGCAATAACACAATATCAACATCTTCGCCTATGTTGCTGCCGGCAAGACTGCTTTTGTCGCCTACTTTTGCCTCTTGGATATAGTCCTCAATCCTCTTGATTATCAATTCAATTCTGGGTAATTTGTCTTTGATATCCTTAATGTTAAATCTCATGTGTCCCCCTGGTGTTATTTGTGGCGCTCTAAGAACTCTTCAAAGGCTTGGTGTGCAAGCTCGTTTAAGCTCATGCGCATATCCCATCTTTTGTTCTCTATAGCTTCGTACAAGCTCGGTCTCAATAGCAGCTGTACCCGGCGCTCTTTTATCTCTGTGGGCTTGATCTTTTTAGCTTCTCTCTGCGGTGTTATGAATTTCTTGGCTTGGTCTTTGAAGTCTTTCATTTATTGGCTCCTTTCAATATCTCTTTGGTTAATGCCATGTAGTCCGCTGCAGCGTTGCTCTTTGGCGCATACGCAAACAGTCCTTTTTTGCTGATCTGTGCTTCACGTATTGCTATACATTCCCGGATAGTAGTCTTGTAAAGCCGGGTATGCCATGCGGTGGCTGCCTCGCTTAGCGTTTCGCTTAGGCTCCTGCTTATGATCGTTCTGCTGTTGTGTCTTGTTAGCAATATCCCATCAAAGGCAAGCTCCGGGTTGGCAAACTCTTTTACTGTTTCAGCAACATCTACAAGCTGGCTTATCCCCTGTAAAGAAAAAACGTCTGCCTGAGCCGGTACGATAAAGGTATCAGCAGCAGCTAAAGCGTTGACGGTTAAGATTCCAAGTGCCGGCGGTGTGTCAATGATAATGAAGTTGTACCGGTCTTTGATCTGGTCAATGGCAGATCTGAGCCTGTATTCTTTATCTATACCGGCAATAAAGCCATCAGCTCCGGCAAGCTTTGGGCTTGATCCTATGATATCACCCTGGGCGGTCTCTGTTATGGCTCTGGCTGTGTTTGGTGCCTTCATCATAATATCGTAAGCCGTTCGCTCCGGCTCCGCATTCATTACATAGCTCAGATTACCTTGCGGATCCAAGTCAATGTAAAGTACTTTGTGTTTCATCAGCTGCAGCGCCTCTCCAATAGCTGCGGCTGTGGTGCTTTTGCCTACGCCTCCCTTTTGATTGATAATGGCTAAGCACTTCATCATTTACTCCTTATGTGTATAATGCGCATTATCAGCATTAGCAGCACTCATTCCATTGTTTGCTAATGCAAATTAGGCAACAATGAGCTTTCTATGGTCTTGTCAATTTCAGCTTGAAAAGCCATAATGTCGTCGGCCTGCCATGCGGCGTCAAGCTCCGGAGTTCGTTGTTGAGATCTTCCCAATGCTTGTTCTTTATCTCTTCATAAGCTCTTGCTGAGCGTTATAGATCCGGTATTCACTTTTGTACATTCGTTCTTCTAATGCGTTGATTTGGTCGTTGATTTGGTCGTTGATGTTTTCCATTTGTTACCTCGGTTTTTTATTGTCTGTTGGTTTATCTGATTCTGCCAGCTGCATCGGTTTCAATACGATCTCTACCGGCTGTTCTTTATCAGGATCTTCTTTCGGCTCGTTTCGCCATTTGCTTACATTCTTGAGAGCGAAGATCACTTGGTTGATGTTGCCCTCTCCCCGGAATCCGGCATGGAAGAGCCGGCTTTCTTGAATCGATTTACAGATTGTGTAGATCTCGGCAAAGTAACTATCTCTGTTCAATATCCGGGTGATGGAATTCCGTGATATGAGCCGATCATTGAAATAGTCTTGCAGCCATATCCGGCTGGAATCTGCCCGGAACCAATCCAGCATATCGTCAGCCAATGCTTTGATCAATTCCGGTGTCCAATGCTTCAGAGCTTCTTTCTCATACTTGCCGATATGGATTATAGCCCTTTTTTTGGCGTTTGCGTTTGGCGGCTTAGTCATTTGGCGCTCCTATGCTTCTCTTGATGAAGTCCGCTTCCCATGCCTCGTTTTGATCTTTGGCAAGCTTTTCCAGCATAGTGAGGATCATAGCCCTTGTGTGTAGCGTGATATTAGCTTTATTGATCACGCCTATGCAATCCATAATGATTTCACAAGCCTGATCCCAATCCTCATTTGTGCCGTTTCTGAAGTTGATTTGTATTGATTTCATGTTAAGCCTCGTATTACTTGGCGTGTAGCTCGCCCATTTGGTTCAGATACTCGCATTGACTGCAAAGCGTGCCTGCTATGGGTATCAAGGCCAATTCTTTGCAGTGCCCACATTCTTTTACATTTACCGGGTAAACCTCAGCATCGTACTCGTACAGCGTGCCTTTGAAGCGTGCAAGATCGTCAATGGTTTGATTGAACTTTCTTGGCGTTGGCTGCCCGGTTAGTTGACCGTGATCGTCAAGCTTGGCGCTCCAGATCGTATAATATCCGCTTACTGATCCTGATCCGGTGTTTCCCAGATAAGGAAGTTGAGAGACAAGACTGATGCTTTTCATGCTATACCTCCGCATGGCTTTGTTTATTGTGGTTATGTGCTGCAGTACCGGCTTAGTGTATTTGCTGGTGTGCAGCGGTTTTGATTGTTTGCTAAACATTGTTATCCATCATTGACGGCTTTTTGGTCTCGGTGGCTGCCTTGACCGGTGTTGCTTCGCTGCCATATTTTTGCTTAAGCTTTCGGATCAATGCCATCAGATCCCAATAGTATGCTTCCCGGTAAAGCTCGGCCTTCTGGTTAGCCTTCATTTAGTGCCTCCAAAAATAAGATCATCAATGCGCTGCTCTGAGTTGTTTTTGATCCTCTCCAGATTATGCAGATAGATCATGGTGGTGTTAATGTTAGAATGTCTGAGCAGTTGCTGTGTCTCTTGGATCGATGCCCCTGCAAGTAGGTTAAGCGTGGCTGCCGTGTGCCTGCAGCTGTGGGCGGTTAGCCTGTTGCTATCATACCCGGCTGCTTTCATGGTGTTCTTTACGATTCTGCTGATGCTGATTGTAGTAAGCCGGCCCCCGCTGTTTCTGTTGGCTTCGCTGGTGAAAAGCGGATCTGTGGGCTTCGGGTCTTTCCGGGTTTGCAGATATGCCATAAGAGCTTTGAGCGTGCTGTTGCTGATCTTGATATACTCGTCTTTGGAGTTTCTGCCTTTACCCTGTAAATAAAGAACTGTGTCGGCTCCGGCGTTCCTGATGTCCTCAATGTTAGCCCTGGCAATTTCAATGCAGCGAAGGCCGGCGGTTATCATAAGCATGATAATGGATCTGTCTCTGGAGTTTGTGGCAGATGCGATAATGTCCCGGACTTGCTCCGGTGTAAAGTGGTCTTTGGAGTGGTTTTTACTCACTTTGATTCCCTTTGTCCCCCTGCTGATGTTTTGATATTGGCCGTTTTCCTCCAGCCATGTAAAGAAAAGCCTTGCGCTGGTAAGGTACAGGCCGGCTGTCCTGGGTGCTACGGTTTCGGATAGGTGCTGCCTGTATTCGTGAAAGTCCGCTTTGGTTGGCTGATCAGTGTCGATAAAAGCAAAAAAGCGTTTAATGGCTCTGTAGTAAATGGACTTGGTTTTGGGTGTGTTATCCATTGCAGCGATAAAGCTGTTTACGTGGGCTATCGTGAGCCCTCTTTGAGGTGCTAAGTCAATGACTCTTGCCGTTGCTGTTTCCATGTTGCCTCCATGGTTTGCTTATTCTTGGTGACAAGATAATCAGCATTAAGAAGTTGTCAACACATTTATACTGCATATAAGTTACATTATTATCATGTGCAGTAAGCGCATAGCTTTAAATCATAAAATACAATGGATTAGAAGATGACTTTTGGTGATTTTTCTTTTACCGGGTTTGTGTGATGCAATCGCATATGCGTTTGGATATGCAATTGCATAGTGGATTGGATCTGAGCTGGTTTCCGGGTGCTATTGCTTCCTTGTTAGTATTTCGTGTAATAGCCTGTAGTCAATGCCTGATAGATCAAGCTTCAGCCGGTTGACCGGAATACTATCGTTTATTGATAGCAGCGTGGCCTCCAGATCGTGGTGATCTTTGGCAGATGCGATAATGCTGGTTAGCCATTCCTGGCCCCGGATCTCTTTTGCAAGGCTTTCTGTTTTGCTCATGTTATCCTCTCGCTTCATAGTTTGCTCAGCTTTTGCAGCTTCCGGTGATCTTGTCCAGATGTTTTTGTGGTGATTCGATATTGCATTGGCTGATGCCTGTTATAAGCAAAGCTGTGGCGCTTTCTCTATCTTGGCAGGATAGTTTTAAGCCTTTAAGGTAAAAGTCTCAGGATCGTCCTCTCAGAGCGTTTTAGCTTGCTTGGCGTGATTTGGTGGGTGCAAGCTCTGATCTGGTGTCGATTGGATCAAAGGACTTTGTCAATGTTGGCAAAGTGGTCTTTCTTTCGTGTTCTTTTGCCTTCGCTTTCTCAGCAATCAGCGGCTCCATCTTCAGAGCAATTTGCGATCTCTGCCAAGCGTTGATGTTGCGTGCTTGGCTGATGCTGGCCTCAATGTTGGATAAGATTCCTTAGCAAACAATGGTTTTTTACCCCGGATATGCCGAAAAGTCCAGTTTATCCTTTTTGTGCCGGATATTGCGAAATACTGACTTTATTCTACCCGGTAAAAGAAAAAGCCCCCCTGCAGAGGCAATGCAGAGAGGCCGGCTTGTGGGGGACACAGAGCCTTTTAGTTTTTGATAGGTCTGCTTTGCCGTGGCTTACGCTCACATGTGAACTTGTTCAGCATAGCGTTGTAATCAAAGTTAATCCGGTCTCCGGCTTTACCGTTCCGGTTTTTAAGTATCTTGATTTGAACTTCCCTGGGGTTTGCTGCCTTTAGATCATCAAAGCGCTTGGCGTCAATCTCATTATTGATCTGCAGCTCTTTAAATTGCATTCCAAGCAATACGTCTGTTGAGTATTCAATGCCCCCGGATTCTTTGAAGGCTTTCATTGTGATGTCCTTATCATAGTTTTCACGGTTAAGGTTGCTAATAGCCATTACGGGAACATGAAATTCAGCACTTAGTCTTTTCAATGCGGTTATGTTCTGATCCACGGCCTGCTTGTCGGTTAGCCTGGCCCCCAGCGTTTCCAGTATCTGCAAGTAGTCAATAATGATCATTGCCTGCTTACCGGTTCTGTAGTAGCGCCTTTGTACGTCCTTAGCTATGGCCTCAGCGCTTCTGCAGCGTTCAATGATGCGGAAGTTGTTAAGTTTATGCAGGCTGTCTGATGCTTTA